GTTTGTTCTTCCCCCTATCGTTCTTATGGATATTGGGGAAGCTCTGAGTTTGTTTCTGCATTCTTGCGCCTGACTCCTCGGCTTCTTGTAATAGGGCGCTCCACTAAGTACAAAAAACATTCTACACATACCAATTCCTTAACCCCCAAGATCCGTCACTAGATTCTTCTCTACACGGGCATGTACTGTTGCTTCGTAACCAAAAATTTCTTTTGTTTAATTGACAGTAATATCACACATAATTCCGTGGATATTATATTATGAGCATTGGATGTCCTCTATAAAAACAGAAACGCCGATATCTTTTCTCTGAAAACAGATTCTTAATGGTACATTTCTCCCTCTTCACGGCCACGCACGCGGGAACAAGGTCTCAGCCTTCCTTCTTAATGTAGGTGTCCAGGCGAATGCATAATTGTTATGACGAGAAATTACAACTGTATCCCGAGATAGAGAGTCACATAAAGCCTTTACCGGATTCGGCCTACTTGAGAGATCCCTGAAGAGGAGTAGGAGCAAAATATCCGACCACTGTGAATAGGAGAAGCGATGCTCAAACCGTTTTGAGGTCGCTGTGATCATCTCATCTAAGACAAAAGAGTCAGGGATCAACTCCTCGTCGTCGATATCCAGTCCTTGGGAAATTTCTAGCATAATCGTATGCTTCCCGCCTCCATAATGAGCCATGTTAGTGGGCAAGGGAGTACTGTACTCTATCTTTGTCTCAGAGGACCCACAGTCTACAGGGTTGTATGGATAGGAAGTAGTGAGGACTATTAGACACTCTTCCCACTGTTGGTACTGACATACTAGGATAACATACTCCACAGTAGACGCAGATACAAGCTCAGTTATGAGCTTTCTCATCCTCGGCGCAATCGCCCTCACGCGGATCACCAGTCGCACCCTTCCATATCTCTCTGTAGCTCTATAGATGATGCGATGGATCTCTGTGTTATATCTCATCGGGATATCGACTACGATGAGAGGATCCTTGACAGTGATACCGATAAGGTCATCCCACGTATCCTTGCTGAAGATGTCCCCTTTTGCAGTCTGATATCCGCACCTGGATCTATGGAATTTTGAGCCTCCTCCCACACGGGTAACCGCAGCTGGAACTTCGTCAGTGCCAGTCAAGCACAGCCCTGTCACATCTTCCAAACGATCGTGCCCGATGATTGAAAAGGCTTTCCCGCACGAGGCCACCGCAGCACATCCTCCCAATCCACACCCGAGGATTACTACCTGACGACCTTCAAAAAGGAATCTTACCGGCTCATATGTGTAGACGGCGGCTGTCTCGACACCGTAGTATCTCCCTACCCTGCTATATATAGAGAATTCCCTGTACAGGGAGGACTCTTTATCTCCTAGCAGGAAGCTGTGGATTGGCCCGCAGCGTCTTATCAGTGGAGCTTTGAAGCTCGGGAGATCAGAGGGAGGTGGAACGGACCCTGGTATGACCAACACCTGTGAGTTTGTTCGTACCAACCTAAGGTGTTCCGCCAGAGTCAAACTACTCAGCCGCACGGTTTTACCAGATAGAAGACGCATTAGCATCTCTCTCATCCGCACCTTCCCGCTATCAGTAGCCCATTCCAGGAGAAGAAGAGTCTCTCGGTTGACTTCAGTGGTGCTAGTCTCGCTTCCAGTCTTCACTCGCCGAGCATTGACAAGATTGACCCTAGCTATCTGGTACATGAGCATCGGGCTGACCTCACCGCAGAAAGCAGATGACGCAAGGATAAGCTCCAGAGCAGCGATGACCGTGGTTATGCTACTAGACTTCTCGTCATCTTGGAAGAGGCAGATCTCTCCTGTTAGTGCTAGGCTTCCTGGATCATGTAGTTGAGAGAAAGCTACTTTAGTAATTCTTGCTGACAAGCTTTGAACCATTCTCCTCTTCCCGTATTTCATGGGGGATGATCCTCCTATCCTGGCTACGGTCGGATGCCCTCTAAGCAAGGGATGGCAAAAGAAACCAAGAAGAGAGTTCGCTACTGCATCAGCTAATGATAGTATCACAGGGACAGGAGTCCATCGTATCTGGTTTCCTCCTCTTGACATCATCCCTCTGATAGCAGCCCTGCAGATTGCTACTCCAGCTCCGTATATCAAAGCACCCGGACCAAGGCCAACGATCTCCAATAGATCCGCTTTTATCCGTATTGACCCATATCCGAGGTCTGAGATCTCCTGAGCAGCATACTGATCATGGAGGGAGCGGGAGATGAGAGAAACAGCTAGTAATGTATCGGAGAACCCGCGTCCTTTTTCACTAACATCTCCTACCATCCCATACCGATGTGGACCTTCAACTTCTTTCAGGCGAGGGTAGGAGATATGGGCGATGGCATTGCCTGGCAGAGCTGGAACTTCTCTGGTTAATTGTCGAAAGCTGGTCACAGGATTTTCCGGAAGGGGAACAATATCTCCAGGAACGCGGAATAACGCAGTATAGGGTCTATCGATGGCTCTCCCAGCGTGAATGTTGAGAAGACTAATCCCGAGCGCGTAAAACTCTTGAAACATAACCGGGTAGTCTTGTAGTGACCCTGATAGCACTCCAGACCTATTAGAATCCAGATACGAATGAGTAGCAAAAGAGCCACATCCTACCAGTTGTGCTGTTTGAGACCCCGAGATTGCAGCATATCGATGTATGATGGATCCTCCTATAGCCCTAGAAGAATAAGGAACAAGAGACCTGAGATCAACATCAGTCCGGGACCCTGCCACCATAGCTATTAGCTCTTCCATTGAAGAGTCAAGACCTGGCTGAGTCAACATGTTGTAGAGCTTTTTAACCGCCTTCTCTGCTGATGACGACGTAATGATTCGATACCCATGTTCAGACCTCTTCTCCCGGACAGCGGTACCAAGATACGGTCGTTCACCTCCGTGTGAATGACGTGGGTCTTCAGCGGATCCTCGGTACATGACCTTGATTCCTTCCTCTTGGCATAGCTCAACACCTCCTATACAAGCCCAATCGAGAGGACTATAAGAAGATACACCAATGGGGCGTCTTTCTTTGTGCTCGCTCCAAACTGATCGAAGGGTCTCCATTCCTGTGTAGGAGTCAGGTATAGTCTCATTAGGTCCTTTGAGGGTCCGGAGTCTTTCAAACAAGGAAAGGAAACTTGATGCACTTGACACAAGTATAATTGACCCTGTGTCCGCTTCAGAGCCCAAAGACATCTGCTGAACCGTCCGGGTGGCTGTGAACATCTTCCGGACGCGTTGAGAGGCACCGCACAAAGAGTACTCTATTAGGTCCCGACAGTACACGGGATTGAACGGACGTGTAGCAAGGAGACTCCTCGATAAATCCTGCTCAAATGTGTCCACAGATACAGAAACCAGAGAATTAATGTCCTTGTTCCGTGATTCTGATCTCACATAGTCAAGACTCACAGACTGGACCGCTGACTCAGCTGCTTGGGGAGTTTCTATAGGTAAAGAGTACGGATCTTGAAGTAAAACAGACCGGTTCAACCTTTTCCCCTTCCAGAGACCTACCCTTAAGGTGTGATACAAGACTCCCGGAACTTCCATCCCTGATCGCTGAAGCACTCGGAGGGAGCTCAAGTGCTTTCCAGACGGGTCTGCGCTTCCTTTGTAGAGGAAATCGCATCCAGAGGCTATGGGAAGTCCTCCGAAGCAAGAAGGAATTATCATCAGAAGAAGCCTATCTTTTTCCTTCATTGACTTCTTGAGACTGTCGTGAATTTGACTTGTCTCCGGCAGATATCTAGTCTTCATGCTCCTTAAGTACATGGCTAAATGGAAAAGGAAGAGGAAGTAACCTTTGATTGGGTTCTTCATTTTCTCAGAGGCGTTGATAGATCCTGACGCTAAAGAAGATACATTGTTGACAACAGTGGGAAAGCTGGACGAGGCATGAGGGAAGACTCTACTCCAAGCTTTAAGAGACAGGTGGTACTCGGCTCCCGATATAAAGACGTCTTTCGAGTACGTAATCACCCTTGTTGATTCAAGGCATTCCTCCGGTTTCGCATCTTGCCCTACTTTAGCACAAGATTCGGCAATACTGGCCTTTAGCTTGGCTGCTAGTGGTCGGATGATTAAAGCCTTTTCCGCAGGGTGTGAGGGAAGGTCATACACCTTGGCCATAACTACTTGATTGTCTCCTTGCCCTAGCAGGTGGTAGTGACCCAAATGGTCTTGAAGACCGAGATCGACCATAGAGTAGGTGGCAATAGTCCAATGTTTCTGCGCTATTCCTTCAAAACCTCCCTCATGATTGTACCACAAAAGGTCTGAACTCGGCGGGGGGGTTGAGTCCATACCATCTGGTTCATATCCGTTGACGCGCACTAAGATCATACATTTCTTGAAGAAAGTATGCACCGTTGTGTATGCACGCTCTAGCCCAAAGAGATCGTTTAGGTCGTTCCCTATCAACCTTATTGGCAGGTCCCTCCATCTTAGGTTCCATCGGGACAGGTCCACTTCTAAAAAGAGGTTCTCCGTTCCGTCAGCTGTTGGTTTTGTCAGATCGTAAAACCGCTGATGTGTCTGTGTCTTAGTCAGCGTCATTGTCTGTTGGGGAAGGTACGGGAACACCCTTTCTGCTAGGTTAGCTTCAAGACACGCAAAGAAGGCTCTCATCTCGAAGACCATCATGCTAAACATGCGAGCCTCTAGCTTGAACTCTCGCTCCTTAGGATATAAGGATACAATAAGCCAGTCGTAAGGTATCTCATCTCGTTCAACCATGGCAACTATACTCTTGATGCTGACCTCTTCCCGAGACAGCATTTCCAACAAAAGTCTTCGTTGGGACCGCACAGGAACACCTCTTCGCCAGGTTGCTTTCCACTCGGAGCGATAATAACTTATAGACTTATCGTCCATCAGATCCGTGAAGTTCTCATAGTAATCGAACTCCAGCTGCTGCTCAAAGGACACTCCTGTCCAGTCGTCTATGCATTCTCGTAGCTTCTCGGTATTTCGCTCCCGGATAGCATACAGGTTGAAAAGCGATGTCCTTCTTCTTGCGGGCGGAAAGACGAGCTTAGGCCATGTTCCTGTCTTGTTGATGTACCCTTCGGTGAACATCCTGCACCAGTTATTCCGTAGCCTCAAAGCATCCCTATAAGTTGTGGTGCGAGGAATAGAAGCCTCATGCGCTGCGGACTTCCCTCCTGCTCTCGGGTCTATCAACGGATGACCGGTGAATTTCTGCAGACCAAACACTTCTACCAATGTAGTCAAGTGCTCCACCCGTTCCAGTAATTCTATGAGATCATCCACCAAGAAAGGGGCACTCCCACCATGTTTGGTCTCTTTTGTTACCACCGTCTCTCGGATTCTTGTTAAGTTTCCGTAACCAGACAAGTAGGGATCAACTGTATCCATGAGGAAAGCTTTGGTTATAGCTTCGACCGACTTGAGAACCTCATATCCTTTGTTTCCATACACCCACAGACAACGCTCCTGCCATCCAAAAACAGCTTCCATAGCTTTCGGAACTTCCGGTGTGTCCGGATAGACGACGGAACACGCAATATGCGCATTTGCTCGCATAAGGAGGCTATCTTTGATCATTAACACTGCCTCGAACGGAAAAACCGTTGCCACCTTATCTTCGTGAGAGAGTAGAATTGCAACATATTGGTCATAGTAGAAGTTCAAAGGACCTTCGCGGAAGTGTAAGGGGTTGTTGTTACCTGAGACTCGCGCGGTGGCTAGTACGTCGACCATCTTGCTCCATAAACCTGCTCTTAGGGAGTAATAGTGAGCAAACTGAGACGGATGTTCCGGAACATTGAGCTCGTGAATGTCTACTCCAGTCATGGATGCGAGGCCTCTAATGAATCCAGTATAGATCTTCCGTGCTTCTTGCCAGCTTCCCTCTACGTGAGGTTTTCCCTCATACGTACTATAAAGCATTGAATAAGCACTCATATCTCGAGGGTTGTACGTAGAAACTTCCCAGGTTTCGTCCATCTCTTCAGAAACTATCCGAACAAGTTTCCGTTTGGTTCGGCGAGTCTTCTTATCCTGGTGTAGGTAGGATCCAAGATCTTCGGCGGTGTCGAGCATCCCTCCCACCAAGACTGGGGCATCAAGGTAGGTGTTGATAAATGTACGTTTGATGAAATCGTAGTCAGACATGGTAATTCTTTTAAATTATTATAAGTCTCACCGTCTCATGTGAGAAAGAAACTCGCCAGCTTTCCCTGACGACTGGAGAGTCCTTTTCCTTTCCCATTGACCAAAGCGGTGGCCGTCTCTACCACTTTCGCAGGAAGATCCTCCTCCTCAGGTTCTTCTTCGGTCTCAAAAATAGCAGCAGATGAAGCCAGCATATCGGATAATGCACTAACCTCTCTTCTCCGAGCCAGTGCCTCCTCATGGTGGCGAGAAATAAGGCTTCTCATAGCTGATCCTGTCTTCTGGCACCAGCTAGTGATACGATCAATCCTCTTGCATGTATCACCTCCTTCCAACGCCCGGTTTAGTATGTCATAGTCTGCTGGGGACAACGTTTTGTTTCGTTCTGCTTCCAGCATAGCGTACAGAACAAGATTCATCTGACAGATCTTCTCCAACGCTTGTAGAGCATGATCCCGCTCCTTGGCAGCAATCGCCCCCTTTTGGAGAAGAGCATGAAGATTTTTAAGAGCTTGAGAGGACTGTTCAGCAACTGACATTTTTTATTAAAATTCTCGATCAATCAGTCCACTCCTCCGAGATCACTCCTTCGAACCGCTGTAGAGCCAAGAGTGCTTGGTCTCTGTTCGAAAGAGTAGGCGGCGGAGCCCGCACTACCGCTTCCTGACTGTCGGAAATCTCTTCTACTCTCCCAGATTTCTCATCCTCTTCTTCGTCGGATAGGTGAGAGATATCCGATGCCAACTCCAAATCGCACGTCGGAGATCCTACCTCCGCCGCCTGCTGTGCGAGTTCCATCACTTCCGACAGCGAAGCATCTATTTCCACACTGTCCGTGCAAATCTGATGCATCCAAGCAGACAGACCTACGCATCGAGAGCGAGACAGCCTATACAGCTCTTCTCCACTAGCTGCTTCGTCTAGATGCGGGACAGAAGCTGGCTCCAAAGGATTCCTTCCATATACAACCCCGAACTCAAAAGCTCGTTGCTCAATTGCTCGTAGGCTGCGATCAAGAGACAGCAGGTAATGAAGACGGTTCCTTGCGACCGTCTCCCATAACTTCCTCTCTCTCTCTGCTGTTTGCAACTTGGTCTTGAGAGAATCCACGGTCTCCCTATGAACACGGACGGTCTGAGTCATTTTGTAAGTCTTAATAAGTGTTTGTGAGAATGTGTTGTCTTTGTTATTCTCATTCTTTTCATTAATCCTCGTGTCATACACTTGTCCCGACCAACACTTCAAGGAAAGGAAACCAAAATTGAGAAGACGGTACAAACAAAGAAAGGAAAAGGCTATCAAAACTTCAAGAACCAAGAGAACAACAGTACTTGGCTTCTTGTTGAAAGAAACAGCAAAAACAAACTTAAGAAAACACAGCAAGAATTTTCCACAAGACACATCGTTACAGCTACTCAGCCTCAGCTGTAACTCCTTCTTCCTCTGGCTCTTCTCCGTCATCTTCTTCAACCTCTTGAGGAACCTCCTCCCCCAGCACAGCAGCCAACCGCATCGTCTCAAGCTTATTCCGCTGTGTGACAAACTGATCAACCACCCCGGCATACTTACTATCTGTGTAATAATTGTTGATAGTAGCGTGTACCTGGGCTTGGTCCGCTACCGCACACGCAATCAGCGGCTCCAGGTTTTTCCGAAGGAAAAGTTCGCAAGAGTCGTTTCCAAGCAGCTTAAGGTAGGGACGGAGGATTGGTTTCTGGGCGAGGTACACTTGAGTACTAGTGTCGTACTCATACATACTGTCTTTCATTATTGGCATCTCCCTTATCCACGGGTATGACTTAACCAACTGCATCACCATTGGGACATGAGAGTGGTATGCCCACTTCAACAGCTTTACATTTTGGTACAAGATTTGCTGTCCGAGGTCAGTGTCTCCCTTACTGTAAAGGATCATCTCTTTGAAGGCAGCCTGTCGAAAAGCAGTCCGCTCTTTCCAAGCTTGGTTGATTCTTTCGTAGGACTGGTCAGACAGCATCCATTCCCCAAACAGGAAGGTTACTTGAGGAGGAAGCTTGAATGCATCTGTAAGCGCTGTCGGACGAGCAGTGACCATTTGGCGCCGATTGGCTGCTGTGATCTGTTTTCCTGCAAGATAAACCACCATAGACAAATGAGCGTATGAGGTCCGGATGCTGTAATCTTGTCCCAAGAGCTGAGCATTTTTGTGAGTCGGAGCTGTGGGGAGTTCAGGATGAAGGACAAAACCGTCTAGTCCGTTAGGGGGTATCGAATCAGGCTCAGTATCATCAAGCTCAGCTTGAGCTCTTACACGCTCAAGAAGCAGTAGCTGCTGCACAATATCCGACTTCTTAACCTGAATCTGCTCATACTGGTGAGCTGGCAACTTACTAATAAAGTTGGTGATCATTAAGCAGAAATAGGATATCAAGTAAGTGGCCCATTTGTTCGGACTCTCAGACGTACTTGTTCCGAGTACTATAAACCCGATAGCGATGTTCCCTCTCTCTCTTTCTGTCAAATCCGAAGGGAAGGTCAGCACCGAGGTCTTGGACCCAAAGGCTGAAGCTAGAGGAGCCCCATCGCCACTTCGGCCAAGAGTTACGAGTCCTGACGTTGCTTTAGCGGAAGTCTTAGCAGAAGTCATAATGTGTGAGATTAGAGAGTTTGTCCAAAGAGTTGTATCTGTTTATTCTCACTTTCTTTTGTTAAAACAAAGGGTAAGCTCTACAAGCTAAATCACGAGTAACCAAAAAGACATCAAAACCAGTTTCCTCCACAATCAAGAGAGACGCCATATCGTGCCTAATCGAGGATCCTCCTCCGGCGACCCAGTCGCTCACCCTCTCCGGCACTAAGACCGCTTCCGGATGCGACAACAGCATCCTTTCCATCTCCGCCTCCTCTTGACTCCATCGACGGAGCAAGTCGAGGTGCAGGAGCAAGCGCAATAGGCTTCTCCGGGACAGGAGCTTCTCCTGTGCTTTTCCCCCTCATTAATGATCGGACCGTGGTTTTCAATTCTCCAAATTGGGTGGCTAACGTGTTGTGCGACAGCTCAAGCTCCTGAACCCTAATGAGAAGCTTCCTTGTCTTCTCCTGCTCGAGGGCGAGCTTCTCTTCAATACTCTCTACAATCTCAGATGCTGCCTCAGAGACTGCCTTCGGCTGCGTGTCAGATCTTGGCGTCTTGGGCGGAGATGTTTTAGCGATCGATGACACGACCGACTGTGCTTGCTTGAAGGATGAAGATGTCGTTCTAGCTGGTAGCAGGTCATCTATTCCCGCTGACTTCTTACTCCTAGGAACCTTCTTTGGCAGGGTGGCCTTAAGCTCAGCAGCCGTCGGGATCTTTGTCCCTAAAGCCTGCTCAGCAAGCAACTCCTGTAGCTCGGCGTCGGTAACATCAAACGCAGTCGAAACCACTGCTTCGTTTTCTGAGTCAGAGTGCGACATTTCGGCTGTGAGTTACGTGAATAGCTAATTTTTACTTCTCAGGTCTGAGGGCAACCCCCCGTCAGAATAAAACCTCCGCCCGCTGTGCCATGTGCCCGAACGCCTCCCACCACCCTAACCCCTCCCTCGTTGCTTCCGTCCCCTCCGC